ATAAATCATATTTACCACGCGCCTGTGCTACTTCCATGCCAATCGCATCTACTGGTTCATATCCAATAAGTTTGTTTATGGCATCTTTCATTGTTTCTGCTCTATCAGCTTCACTCTTAGCTTTATCAGCGTTGGAAGAAGCCCTATTTGCTTCAGAAGTAGCATTTTTAGCCTGTTCTGTTGCAATACGAACTTGTTCTTTCGCTTTTGTTACTTCCTGTTCAGCTTTTTTCACTTCTTCAGCAGCAAGCTGGGTTTGCCTTTTTGCTTCTTCGAGAACTTGATTATAATTAAAATCTGCATCATTCATTCTCTTTTCCCACTGTTGCAGGATAGATGGGTAGTTAGCTGCTATATATCCATCCGCATCAATTGAACTGTTAACAAAAACAATACCCTGATATGAAAACCACAAAACAGTTTGTTCTTCATCAAGGTTTTTAAATACAATTTGATAATTGATATGCCCATCCTGTTGTGTAGTATAGCCAGTAACTTTCCAAGTTATCTTTAGCTTACTTTCTACAACTTCTGTTTCAAGTTTAACTTCGTCAATTTCTCCACCCATATCACAAACCGCATAGCAGTACAGTTTTGATAAATCAGTTGTTTCATACATATAATCAGACATTTCAAATTTTAATATATCCGTATTATTTGAAAATTGCCTTAAATTAACAACTGCTGGATATAATTGTTTGTTTTCCAGTGTAAGTTTAATATCCACTCTTTCACCCCTTTCTAAATTTTCGGATAAAAAAAGCACTCACCATTTATTAGTGAATGCTTTATTACATATTTTCTAGTTCTTCAAAGCGTTCTTGTGTTAATTTACCCTCTTTAACAAGTCGCTTTCTAAATTCAGTTGTTTGTTTACGTTCTTTTTCATTCATCATACTGCTGTCAATTATTTTTGAATATGATGGATAATCACGTAAACCAGGCAGAATATCCTTTTCTGCTTCTTCAATTAATTTCTTTTCTTCATCAGTCCAATAAATATATTTTTCAATATCAGGATGTTCCGTTGAAAATAGATTATCATCTTCATGTTTCATCATTCAATCACCTCTGCGTACATTACATACTTCCCATCTTTAATTTTAACATCAGTAATGATATACTTCAATCCACGTTTGAACAATACTTCATCTTGTTTTTTGTAAGTGTCATATGCAATGTCCCTTATATATAAAGCGCCTCTATATCCTTTAGGTACTTTAAGATGAATCACAAGATTTCTAAGCGGATAATTAAAATCTATAAAAGAGGTTGATGAATATATTGGATTTTCAATTTTTCTACCTATTTGCGATTGAAGAAAAGCTAAATCTATTTTCTCTATGCCAGGAAACAAATATTCAGGAATTGTTTTTCTAATAAGATTAATTTCTTCAGGAACTACACCTTTATCAAGTGCCGAATCAATCAATGCAATCTGATCAGCAAACTTATCAAGTCTTCCACCATTTCCAATTCTATAATTGATATTGTTTGATAAAGCGCCTGTCATTTTAGTTAAAACAAGTTTTTCATTTTTTGTTAACTGATTTAACTGGGAAGACATTATTTTTTTTATCGTGCTTACTGTGGCTATATTTTTAGTAAGATTATATTTATCAAGAGTATTTTTATCTCCTTCAACAAACCCTCTATACCATTCATCATACTTCATGTTTGCTGGTACAGTGTAATAGTCACCATTTTCATCCCTTGCAGCACGTTTCACTTCATCTTCAAATTCATCATCAAAGAACGGAGCGGTTGCAGTTCTGCATCTCGGATGAAAAGGCGGAGCAGTTAAACCTATCTGATAGTCACTTAATTTAAAATGCCTACCATCCATTTCTCGACATATCTCTGATGTTTTAGTATCCAATGTAGCAACAATTTCATATTCTTCAATGCCTAAATTTTTGAACGAATCACGTTGTGCTATTGATTGAAAATAAGCCTTTTCAGTAAATACCAATGTGGCAGCACGTTTTCTATCAACTTCAAATGTATTTGCAATCTCCTTTATTAAGTTATCAGGCGGTTTCCCTTGTATAAGATTCAGTGTTAATCCCTCGTGCAGTTTGTTAACCAACTGCGCTCTATGACTTCCCCAAATACGTTCTGAGAAGTTTGAACCATCAGATGCCCATGGTTTAACAAGGATCTTATCAATAACTTTCTTATCCAACTTAGCAAAATTAGTAGCTACACCAAAGCCTTTTTGAATTTCAAAAGCTGTTTTATAAAAGGTATCGCTATATATATCGCTCATAAGATCAGTAATGCCCTTAGCTTTCTTTCCTGTCAATTCCTCAACCTGTTGCTGCATTTGCAGTTTCAAGGCTTCCAGCTTGCTAATATGGACCTTTGTAGATGCACGTTCTAATTCCTTAGACCATTGATCAGATACACCTAACGTTTTTCCTTTTTGTATATATTCTTTAACATCCAAATGAAATTCTTTTAATTCATCACCAGTTAGCATTTCAACCGCTCTTTGATAGCTTATACCTTCGTTATCAGCAAAACGTGTATACCACCTCGAAATCTCTTTTTCAGTGTTACTTATGGCTTTACGATATATTGCTTCTGAATCCTTCATATATTGCGCACCCTTGTTATTCATGGCATCTTCAAGCTGTTCAAATCTCTTTTTCCAATAATCACTACCAGGCATTATTCATCACCTTCATTGTTGATTTGTGGATTATTCTGTGGATTATTTACAA